GTGCTGACGACATCGCCAAACCTCCTCCTAATAAAAGAAGTTCGACGCGGGCGTGATGATCTGCCCTGAGTATCCGACTCTTCGGACGCGTGGGGCGCCGACACGAACTCCAAAAGTGAAGTCCTCGGCTGCTCCCTCAAAGACACGAGTCTGCTCACTGAGTCCAGCGAGATTCACGACATCTAAGTATTGGCGTTCCACAATGGGAGCGCGCAAAGCGTCCTGTGATGGATTGTCCGTTATGATGTTAAACGGCATTCTTGAATTTTGCGGCACTTCGATCTCGAGTGCTCTATTTGTGGCCGCACCTTGAATGATGTTAGCTGTGCGGCCTGCCAATCCTCCGAAGCCCATTGAAAAGGGATTGGATGCTTGGTTGTAGGTGAATGGGTTGGTTGCGTTATGCAACCGAGGTTCACCGGGTGGGATGTTGGTCATGATGTTAGGATCAATACCCACCCATGTGAACCCCGAAAGCGAAGTCACCATGTATCTTCTACCGCCCCGAAAGGCTGCGTAGAGATGGGAGATGTAAGAAATCAACGTTTGCGCTGTTGTCACATCATTCTTCTTGTTAAAGAGAATTTGTGCATTGGTTGCAGAATGCGGATAAGTCACAAAGTGACATGGATCTATATATACATTCCGATCTGCCCCAGATGGTATTGCTGAACAGAGCATCGTCAATCGCTTAATCATTTGTCGTAAACTCATGATCTTTTCTCCCCCTGCTACAGGTGCTGATTCTTGTTGGTGGTCCATAGGCATCAATTGCTCGAAAGCTCCATGGTCAAACCCTTCAGTCATCGCGTCTGGCCCAGTAGGGCTTCCGTTGTAATAGTTCTCTCCACCCTGTGCCACTAAGGCATCGGGATTAACTGGCCACCCAGTGATGGGTACTGTCAGTTGATTTTGAGTCCCAAAAGGGGAGAGCGCTGCGTATGATGAAGTGTTCGGCACGTAGAACGCCAAGTCATCTCCTCCTGCCACCCAAAGATTCAGTTCAACAGATGTTGCTGCTGATTCTGCGTTGACCAATTCACTCAACACTACTACCGTAATCGCTCCATTACTAAACTGTCGTGTGTCTTCGCCAGTTGTTGTATCAGATCGCTGAGCCAAGTAGGAAAGGTTATTATCGTCTAAAATGACAGGTGTCATTGGGGTACCATTGATGTAAGGCACTTCAAATTCCACTTCGTTTCCTTCTGAAATGTCCAAGACTATGCTCCAAGTGTGAGCAAAATCCTGTAGAGTCTGCGAAGCTGGTTGCAGAGTCCTATTAAAGTTCGGAGTGTAATTGATGAGTAGACGTCCAGCATGAAAGTTAGTCGAAACTACTTCCAAGCGGTACTTCATCGTTCCAGTCCAATACTTGAAAAGGCTTGCAACAAAGCTTGTCAAGGTGGTCTCGTAGTCATAAACTCTGTCGGGACCATTGATTGGCAGGCTCATGCCAGGATGCACATACCATTGGGCGATCGTACTGCCCACAGGTGTGCCCACGTTCCAAGTGTAAAAATCGTAAAAAT